TCCATATGCTTTACCTCCCCTTTGCAGATTCTTACTATTAGTTCCAATTGCACCGGGAGTTAAAGAAGCATAATGTTTAAAAGCACCTAAAGTCCCAACAAGAGTATTTGGATGCTTTTCATCTCTCATAGGACTATCCATTTTCACTTCAGTATATTCTGCCAAGTCTTTAATCCAAGATTTGAACATTACATCATCTTCCGTTACGCAAATTAAATAATTTGTGCCTCTACGAATCACTTTTCCAACTAAACCAGTATTCATATTTTCAACAATATCACCAATTCTAAAAATTTTATTTCTTACATAATTTTCTCTTAAATTTTTATAATCAAGATCCGGAGCAATTTCCCAAAGATTATAATTTTCTGCAACTTCTTGCTTTAATCCCATTCCCTTTCTTACATCATTAAGAAGTTTTTTTACATCATTTTCAGTCATACCCTTAGGCATTCCACGTTTAAATTCACGAATATTATTATCTGCTGCGGCTTTTCTTAGCATTCCAGAAGAAATCCCACTAGAATCTTTTTCAGAATCAAAATTTCCAGTAGGAATAACTTTTATTTCATTAAATTGATAGAAAGTTCCATTATGTTTTGCAGAAAGACTTTGCATTTCAGATAATCTATCAGAACCAACTACAATATTGATATTAGAATATCCATCTTCATTTGCTGCAACTAATACATCAAATATTGTTTTCATCTCAGGGTTATTAACTATCAATTCCGCAATTTCTGGGAACATCTTTCTCAAATAAGAAATTTTTCTATTTGGATTCAATGGATTTTGTTTTGAATCTTGTGTTCTCGATGGATAAATTCTAAATTCACCACCAGCAGAAACTCTTTGTGCGGTTGAGAATAATTTTTTATGTTCTTTTGTGGGAGGATTAAACTTTGCAAATACAACAGTCAAGAATTCATCTTCACCACGAACTGGTTGCTGCTGGTCTGCTCCCACTGGTTGTGGTGCGACTGGTTGACCTTGAGATGGTGCTGCTTGTGCCTGTGGTGCTGCCTGAGCACCTGCTGCTCCTGCTTTTGGGGGAATATCTCTTTGACCTACTCTTTGTCCTTTATTGAAAAACTCAAGTTTTCCACTTACTGTTTTTGCTACAAATTCACCCTGAGAATTATACCAATCTCCATGCCCGTCACCAACTAGACCAAGCTTTTTGGCTTGCTCAGATGCTCTAGTTTCTTTTGCTTCTATAATAAATTGAGTAAATCTTTTCATCTTATAGGTTTTCTAATTATTTATGGATTACCTGAAGGACCAAGCCAAGATGGATTAGTATCATTATCCAAATCAAGTTTGGATGCAGAAAGATTTCTTATGTATAATCCATAAGAAAAATTATACTTCCCACCACCTTTATTATGAACTCTAACTCTAATATAAGTTTCTGTTGGATTAAATCGAGTAATCATCGACGATATATTTAATGGGTCTTTTTTGCCAAACCAATATAACCCTTTTCCTTTAATTTGGATATAGTAAGCTCCTTTAGATGTATAATAATCTTCAATATCACTTTTATTGCAACGAATTTTAAATTCGTGCAAAACTTCAAAATCTCTTTGTCCTCTCTTTGACCTTGGAATTGCTTTTATTTTTGCAACTGGGGTTTTATTATCTTCTTCCAAATAAAGAGGATAATAGTTTCCATTATCAGTATACCATTTTTTATTTACTTTTTCCGCAATTTTATAAGTTTTAGCAATATCACCCATAATATCTGTGGGGGTTATTTCTTCACCATCCTCATCTTCACTAGATTTTTTCAAAAGTTTCCAAGGTTTAATAGAGTCAGAGTAATCAAATTTTAAAGTTCCAGACCCAAAAGCAGCACTAGAGGTTGACTTAATTTCAATTCCAGATTCTCCTCGCCTATTATAAACAGTAATATCTTGCCCCTCTATTTGTTCTGTAGTAGTAATATTTTGCGGAACTTTACCATTTTTTTTCAACTCATTAAAGAGATTTCTTTCATATAGTTGTCCTTTATTTAAAGCCATAAAAAATCCCCCCTTTCTTGTATTTAGAAAAGGGGGGGAATAATTTTAATTTATTTTATATCAACCTAGAATACTTTCAATCCACTTCTCACTCATATTAACCATAATCTTTTCTGCAGCATCTACAGAGTTAGCATATCCTTCATCGAGAAGATGTGAAAGAACTACATCATAAACATCTACGTGCTCTTTACGAATGACTTCTTTCGATACTTTAGAACCCTTTCTTGGATAGGTAACTGCTTGTGGTTCACCAGCACCTTTTACAACACGGGTGACTTCAGCAGCATGACGGCTTCCATACTCTCTTGCCATCTGCCCAGTCATTCTCTTGGCATAGGGCTTTTCTCTATTCATTCTTTGAGAAACTGTTTCGGTTTCTCCGCCTTTTCTCTTTAAAGTACTTGCGGGAGTTGCTTTGTCCTTCCAATCCTTGAACTTCTCGTCAGGACCATAACCACTCTTACCCTTACCAGATTCTGCCTTTTGCTTTGCTGCCTTTGCAGCATTTGCTCTTACTTCTGCCTGAGTTGGTCCTGGACGATATGGTTTTACACCAGGTGCTCTTTCTTCATCAACATAAGCCTCATACATATCTTCCCAAGTATAATCACTCAGGTCATAACCTTCTTCTAGAAGTGAATTTACCCAATTCTCAACTTCTTCCCAAATTTGCTCTTCGGTCATTTCCTGAGGAGCATATACAGTTTGATATGCTTTGAAGAGTTCAAGAGCATCTTTTCCAGTAATTCTAGACATTTTTTTTTCTAATATTTTTAGTTATTTATAACCTAAACAAGTTCCATAGGATAATGCTCAGAATCAATGTTTATTGTTTTCTTTTTCTTCTTTTTTGCTTCATTGACTGAAGGGAGTGCAAATAAATTAGGATTCTTTTCTCCAAACTTTCTTACAATTGTTCCAGCAAGTCTATTTGCTTCATTCTCAGTAGGACTTCCTGCTTTACCACTCCCACGTACCCCAGTTCTATGTTGACTATAATGAGTAAGTTCGTGTGCAACTGTTCTTAGAATATCCATCGTCTGACGACCTTGAATATCAATTACGATACGATTATCTTTAATCTGTCCAAATGCTGCGATTCTTCTTGCAAATTTTGGGTCATCAACAAAATGAATTTTTGGAAGTTCTTTAATTCTCAATTCTTTTTTTACAAAGGGAAGAAAGGTATGAACTACGTTTTCAAAGTCATTTCTTGATATTCCTTCTGCAACAAAAGACTGCGAGATATTAAACATCCCACAGTCTCTTTGAAGTTTTCTCCACTCAGAAAAGTACATTGCTGTTTTCTAAGTATTTATCAGATACCAAGAACTGCACCAATACTATTATCAAGTTGTTGAATGACTTCACGAACATCAGAGATACGAGGAGGAACACTTACCTCATCATAAGTATATCCCTTTTGTGCATCAAAAAGAATTTGACGAATTGCTGCTGCTTGACGAGCATCCATTTTAATAGTTACTTTACTCACAGGTCTCCCTCCACACGATTTTCGGAACGATAAACATCAAAAGTACCTTCAGGATAACGAGCACTCAGTTTCTCAAAGTTCATCTGAAGAATCTCCTCAAAGTTAGTATCAAGAGCCATAAATGCCTGAGAGAGATACCAACAGATATCACCAAGTTCACGCTTCAGGTGAAAAGCATTTTCTTCATTGTATGGTTTGCCTTGAAGAACAATCTTCTTCACAACTTCAGTAAACTCACCTGCTTCTGCACTCATACCCAGAGCAGCAGTGAGAAGACGAGGAACATCAGCATCATCTTGTGCTTCAAGTTCAGTCATACGTGCAAGAAGTTGTGCAAAATCACTACTTGCAGGACTTGTAGTTTGACGAACGAATTCAATATATTTGTTTGTATCAATAACTTTAGTCATTAGAATTTAAATCCTTCAAATGATTTTTTAGGTTTGTTTTCTTCGTGATAATCATACTCTTCTTCCTTTCCATTGTCAAGGATATCATTTTGAGCAGATTGTTCGCAGTCATAAAGACGCATTTTTGCCCTATCGATACCAACCACAAACCTCTTATGAATGGTTGGGTCATTATAACGATTCTTAAGTTGTTTCACCAGTATTTGTCCAAGACCTTCCAACTCTTCAGTGCTAATAAGGGCAAACATAAGGTCAGCAGTAGCAGGAAGACCAAAGGATTCAGAAGTATCAGTAAGTTCAACATCAGAACTACCATAACCTGAACGAGTGGTCTGAGTAGCGGAGACAATCGGGACATTAAACTCAACTGCGAGCCCCCTAAGTTCCTCAGCAATTGCCTTGACGAAAGTATAAGAATTAATGTTACTGTTTCCGCGATACCTAGAGGAAGCACAAATATTAAGGTAATCAATAAAAATAATATCAGGTCTAAATGACTTCTTAAGTGCAAGTTCATTAAGAAGTGACTTAAAGTGTCCTGCATGTGCGGAAGCAGTAGGATATTCCTTAATTATAAGAGTTCCTTGAGTCTTCTTTGCAAGATTGTTGACCTTATTCTCAAACATTTGCTTAGGAAGGTCAACAATATCTTGGATAGGAACATTCAAAAGGTTTGCGTCAATTCTTTCAGCAATGCGCTCTTCTGCCATTTCCAACGTAATGTACAGAACGTTCCGTCCTTGGAGCAAGACGGAGCTAGCAACATGGCACATGAATAAAGACTTGCCGACACCCGTACCAGCAAGAGCGATATTAAGAGTCTTGTTAGGGAGACCGCCTTTGGTAATTTTGTTAAAGTATTCAAGATCAAATTCAATTTTATCCTCCTTTTTGTGGTATGACTCATATCTTTGCTCATAGTCTTGTAGATAATCGTGACCTATATGAGTATCAAAACTCACAGCAAGAGCATCAGAAAGAATAGAAGGAATACTGTCACGATTCTTCTTTTCATCTTTTCCATCAGCAATATGAATAGACTCCATAAGTGCTAGATAAATGGCACGATCACGACACCACTTTTCAGTACAGTCAACTAACCAGTTGAACTCGACAGGAACATCTTCAAGAGAAGAAATTAATTGAATGATTTCCTTAAAAGAAGTGTCATTGATATCCTGACGTTTTTCTACTTCAATACAAAGAACTTCTTTAGTTGCGGGTTGATTGTATTCTTGAACAAAAGAAAGCATTTCTTCAAATACAATCTTTTGATTTGTATCTACAAAATATTCAGATTTGATAAACGGTATTACTTTTCGAATGTATTCTTCATTATGTAACAGGTTTCTAAGAATTAGAAACTCAACTTTCTCCATAACTAAATTCCTTACGTGCGATTTCGTCCAACTGTTGCATTACTTCTTCGGTAAAATATACTTCAGGTTCTTTCAGAATTTGTTTAGCATAAATCTTCTTACCATCAATCTCATATCGTCCTGCTACATTCTTCCAAAGTCCTCCAATTTCACCGAGTTCAAGTAATCCGTAATATCGATCAAGACCACGTTCATCATAAAAAAGACGAATCTCTACATCTTTATTTTCCTTACTTAGACGTGATTTAGCAGTCTTAGCCTTGATAATATTTCCGACCACTTCTGTTCCATCCTTTTCCTTCTTCTTTGAGAGATAAATGATTGTAGAGGCTGCGTATTTGAGTCCAGAACCTCCCCCCATTTCTTTCGTTGGTACATAAGCTCCGATGACATCGTATGTATGATTTGTGACAATGAGTGGAACATTTGCTTGACCTAATTTAAGTGTGAGCATTCGGAAAGCACCTTTGATAAGTTGAGATTTAGTCATATCCCTAACTTCCTTTTCATTTAGTGCGTCAGTAATCTCTTTGCTTGTAGAGAGCATTCCCAAAGAATCAAGAACAAACATACAAGGACTACGTTCTTCTTCAGGTTTCTTCATATAAAGATCAACTGCTTTAAGTGCTTTGGTACGAAACTCTTCTACAGTCACAACATTAATAACAACAAATCTTGCCGTATCAATACCACGACTCTCTAAAAGAGATTTTGTAATGGCAGCCTCAGTATCAAAGTAGAGACAATAACCATCGGGATGATTATCAAGGAAATTCTTAACCACGGCGAGGCTGAAGAAAGTCTTTCCAGTAGAAGACTCTCCAGCAATAGCAGTAATCTTATTCCCAGAGACACCGCCAAAAATACTACCTGAAACCAGTGCGTTAAAAATATACGAACCTGTGTCAACATAAGTCTCAGTCTCATCAATATCTGATGCAAGTTTGGTGTAATCATCACCAATTTCTTTTACAATATCTTTTAAAAAGTCCATTAGGCAAAAAATGATTCAAGGTTTGCTGTCTTTTCTACATTCCACCCGATAATATCAAGAATAACACGAAGTGGTTCTAGAAATGCTTTCTCAAATTGTAGTTCATAATCTATGTATTTGTCAAGATTGAGTTCCTTAGGAAACTCTTGAATAAATGAAATTACGTTTTCGTGAATAATATTTGGTTTTTTCAGATAAACAAATTTAATCTTTTCTCCATTTTGAATAAGAGAATATTTTCCAGCAAGATTATTTTGTTTTACATAATAATTGAAAAGAAGTGCTCCACGAACGTGAATTGGTGTTCCTTTAACATAAATTTGAGAATGTGATGTATATTTTTGAACATCGGATGCTGAACGTGGGAATGAAATTTCTTCGGGGGATAACTTCTTAAATTTAAAACGAAAATCATCAATAAATTTAATCATATCATCCTCACTTCCACTCATCAGAATATTAAATGCATCTTTTAGCATCTTACGACAAGGAGCAGGAGTAGAAGATTTGATTGCTTCAATACCTTTAATCTTTAGTTTAGGAGATTCATAACGAACACCTTCACTATCCCAGACACTCAGAATGTATCGTTTCTTTGCAGTCCAAATTCCACGTTCGGCAATACATTCACGCTTCATAATCATCTTCTGATCGTAAGCATTCACATAATTCGCCAGTTCTTGGTAAGAACCTTCAATATATTTTTCAAGTTCCACCTGACAGATCTTATCAAGGAACGAAACAACGTCTTGAGTAGTTTTCTCTCTTCCTTTGAATATAGTTTCAACCAAAGGACCCATATTGAGATAGATAGAATCAGTATCAGAAGCAATAACATAATCTTCCCCTTCCGTCTTAAGAATTTTATTTACATAAGAATTCATCTTATTCATAATCCACTGAATTGAAACCTTACCCGAAAGAGTAATTGCCTCAGCATTTGCCAGTTTATAGTAACGGAAATACTGGTTTCCAATTGCACCATAAGCAGAGTTGAGTTGAATCTTACGAGCCATCTGAATGTTGTTA